ACACAGGAATACTGATTATGACTAATGCAGGACAGTGCTTAATAACCGCCCAGGAGCTAAACAACATCAATTCTAGCCGCCTGGCCGCTTTAATGAACGTAAGCCGCCAGAGAGTTTTTCAATGGCGTAAGCAGGAAAACATGAAGCTGCACACTGTGCAGGGATTGTGCAAGATATTTGACTTGACGCTGGATCAGTTTTGCCAGCTAAAAGGAGAATAAAATAAAACCCCCATTGCGGGGGCTTTACAGTAAGCCGGGGAAAGGCTTATACTTCTTGTGCGAAGAAGAAGAAAGGCAAGTTTACCATACTGTCCGATACAGTACACTAGGTCTCCCTTTCTTTTTCTCTCAAGTGTTCGGGTGTGTGGCGTGGGAATTAATAACCCATGATCGAGAGTGACCCCTCTATTAGCACCTCCTAATCGGTTTGACTGCCGAGCAGGAAATAACGATTAATGCGTCTAGGCGCAAGGGCAACGGAACTGCTACTGATTCTAAATACGGATACGATCAAGTCACTAAGTCGCTTTAAGCCCTTAGATTTGTAAATTATGCTTTGTTAAGTGTAAAGGGTTGGATCGTTTTAAAGAAAGTTTAAACAAAGTATAAACAAATATAATTTATCAATAACAAGGCGAGGCTTGCCGAGCCATAGGAGAACAAAATGGGAATTACAGTAAATGGCATCGAGAATGATAAAGATGCTCAGTTTAGTATTAGGGAGCAAGACATTCGGAACACTGTCGTCAAAATGCCTAATAGAACATATTCAGCAAGAGCCAGCATAGAGACTTGGTATGGATCAGTAGAGATTACTGGTTGGACTTTACATAACATTTTTCAGCAGTGTTTGGTTCAAAACAAAGAGTTCAGGAAACTTGTAAAATTATTTATTGATGAACTTGATGAAGGCAAAGAGTATTTATACACCTGTAAAAAGTATTAATCACTGACTGTAGGAGGTCAACATGAACGGTAAATGGTCACAAGAAAACTTTATAACTCACCATCAAGACAACCCTCAGATATATGATATGTTTGTGGAGTTTGCCTTACAAGTGGCAGCCAGAAGGTCATATTATTCTGCAAAGAATATCTTTCACCGCATACGATGGGAGACTATGATTGAGGAATCTGACAGCCAGTTTAAGATAGACGACGGCTGGATCAGTCACTACGCAAGAAAGTTTGTTCAAGATTATCCAGAGCATTGCAATCTGTTTAGTTTCCGCACTAGAAAGAATAGCTATCACGGGGGTGAATAATGCTACTAAATACCAAAGAAGATTGGCAGCCAGAAGAAAAAGATGTAATCGCTTGGCAAAGAGCCTTTCCAGCAGTCAACGTCCACCAAGAACTTATGGCGATGGAGTCTTGGTGCGATGCTAACCCAACAAAGAGAAAGACAAAAAGCGGTATTAAACGCTTCGTAAACCTGTGGTTAACCAAAGCTCAGAATCAGGGCGGCTCTCCGATGGCCAAGAAGGCTGGCAAGAATGAAAGCATTAGGGCCAAGTCTATTGACATGCAGATGACTGACATCAGCTGGCTTAACCCTGAAGATCAAATGTCGATGAAACAGTATTATCTCGACAAGTTCGGATTTTATTATGACGGAGAATTGAAGAATGCGTAGCAAGAATGCAAAAAGGTTAGTCGAGTTTAAGGGAGAGCATCCTATACTGCAAAACGGCAAGTGCTACACGATTGCTGAGTATGTAAAGGTTTGCAATGAGTCAAATGAGAGTGAGATTAAATACAGCACTCTCAAAGGCAGGCTTTATGGCGCTCAATACTGTGAGCCTAAACACCTGAAGGGTACTTTTGCTTTTCAAAAAAATAGCTTAGGTTATGATCGGGCAGCGAGAGAAAGAGTCAGGACAGCCAGCAGGCTAGAAAACAGTTCTGAACGCTTGATGGCTAAGTGGTTACGGGTGAAGCTGTGACACAGGGCGATCACGTTAAAGTTGAGAGCAGTCAGGAGCTAGAAAAAAAGCTACCCTTCATACTAAAGCGGATGCAGGGCTGGGACTACGAGGTTCCGATGGTTGTTAAATTAGACCCTTACCAGAACCCTAGAAGCCTAAGCCAGAACGCTATGTCCCATATCTGGTACAGGGAGATCGCTAACGCAATGGCAGACAAGGGCCACAAGATTGATCACGAAGAGCCTGCTGAGGTATGGAAGCTGTGGTTAAAAAAGCGGTTTTTAGGGACTGCTAGTTACTCGATTGGTAACCAGCACATCCCAGACCAAGTCAAAAGCACCAGCAAGCTCACTAAAGGCGAGTTTGTACACTTTCTTGATAACGTCTATCATTGGGCTACCAAGCAGGGCATTCGGTTATCAATACCCGCAGACAGCGAGTATGCCGAGCTACAAGCCCAGCAGGAGGCGTAGTGAGCAAGATAGACCCAAGGGTATTAAAGGAGTTTGCAACCACCGAAAGGCATCACGAAGTATTAGACGCAGTTATTGAGTTTGGATCGGCAAACAAGGCATCTAAGAAGTTAAAATGCGGCAGGCGAACTATCGACGTTATGCTAAGGCGGCTAGAGAAGTATGCAGCTACTCAGGGCATAGCTCCACACAGAGACCTAACCCACCAGACCGCAGAGGGCTTTGAAGCAAAGCGAATATCTACTGCTTACAAAGAAGATGGCTCCCAAGCCTTGCAATGGGTTATACAGGAGAGAGCCAAAGGTTTAAGCAGAGATCAAATTGTAGACGCTATCGAAGGCTTTGAATGGAAGCCAGCCCCAAAGATCAAATCTGCTAATGGCCATGACTCAGAGCTGCTTACCCTTTACACCTTGACTGATTTCCATTTGGGCATGTATAGCTGGGCCGCTGAGACTGGCGATGACTGGGATATGTCTATAGCAGAGCATGAGGCACTGTCTGCAATTACTAGAATGGCTGATGGCTCACCTAATAGCGAGCTTGCGATACTCAACCTGCAAGGCGACTTCCTGCACTGGGATGGCCTTTTGCCAGTCACACCGATATCTAAACACGTTCTCGATGCTGATACGCGCTACGGTAAGCTGATCGAGATGGCGTTGTCAGTGACCATGCAATGCGTTGAGATACTCTTGACCAAGCATAAAGCTGTAAAGCTAATAGTCTGCGAGGGCAACCACGACGAAAGCGGCTCTGCGTGGCTTAGAAAGGCAGCTAAGGTTATCTACAAAAACAACCCAAGGCTAGAGGTAGACGATACCGAGTTTCCATACTACGCGCACCTGCATGGCGAGATAATGCTGGGCTTTCACCACGGACACAAAAAGAAAATAGGCGCATTGCCTGCGGTGTTTAGCTCAGACGCTAGATACAGGTCAATGTGGGGACAGGCTAAATACTGCTATATCCACACAGGCCACTACCACCATCAAGAGCAGGTTACTGCTGAAAATTCAGGCGCGATAGTTGAGAGGCACCCAACGCTGGCTGGGGCTGATGCTTATGCGGCTAGGGGTGGTTATGTAAGTTGGAGGGCAGCACATGCTATTACCTACCATTGCAATACTGGCGAGCATAGCAGAAAGACTGTAGTTCCGAGCTTAAAGGATGAGTAATGTTATTAATTTCCCCAAGAATGGAGTCACTGCTGCTAAGTCTTTCTGTAAGTGTGGTAACGGTCTTGAGTATTGGATTGGCAGCGATGGCAATGCTTACGGGATTTGCGCTCATTGCAACATTGGGATGCCTTGTGAGATTGAGATATTTGAAGAAGAGGACTACGAATGAAAGCACTAGAAAATCAAGTAGGTGGCGACCACTACAAAAAGAAAGCTATTCAGCCCATCGAGTACATAATGGCGAATGAGTTGGATTTTTGTGAGGGTAACGTGGTGAAGTACATCACGCGCTGGAAAGATAAGGGCGGGGTTGAGTCTCTCAGAAAGATTAAGCACTACGTTGACTTCCTGATCGAGCGAGAAATCAAAGGTGACTGAGCCAGCTTACAAGTTTACAAATTACCCCTACAAGTCGCCATTTGTAAACCACCCTGTACTCATAGAGTATACAGTTCAAAGCCACAACCTCACCCTTCCTGAGATGCTGGAGCATATACAGTCATTCCTGCAAGCGTCTGGCTATGACTTTACCGACAAATATTTGGATATCGTAGATGCCGAAACGTAAAAAAAGCACTGTCGCTCAGGAGGTAGAGAAGGCAGCAAAGCTCCTACAGCGGCTTGTACGTCTGAAGGCAAGCGATGACAAAGGATACTGCCAGTGCGTTACCTGCGGCAAGATAGACCACTACAAGGCCATGCAGGGCGGTCACTTTATCCCTAGAGGCAGAACTGTCTTCAAGCTATTCGAGGAAAACATCCACCCACAATGCCCTAGCTGTAACTTGTGGGGCATGAAGCAGGCACACTACGTCCTGAGATACAGGCAGTGGATGGCAGATACCTACGGGGAGCGCAGGGTCAAGGCTATGGAGCGTCTAGCGTGGAGGGCTTCACCTAAGTTTGACAGAGAGGAAGTTATCCAGTTTGCCCGTGAACTGAAGGAGCAGATTAAGGATCAGGAGTGGCGCATAGGTGAGATATAACCAAAAGTTCTAAAAATCATTCTTTTATAATAATTAGGTATTTACAATTATGCTTATAATCCCTTAATATTTAATCTCAATCAAAAAACAAAGGAAATAAACAAATGTCTAATTTTACGCAGTTAGATAGAATTATCGAAATAGATGATACTGCTGATAAGGCAGTTGAAAGTTATGGCAGTTTTGTTAAGTACATGAATAATTTAGAAGATAAGATCAAAGAGCAAAACAGCTTTATGGGAAAAGGTTGGACTCAAGCGCGAATTGACTTTGCAGAAGGCGCAAGAACTATTCCGTTTTTTCATAAGGCTATTTGCGACAAGTTTGGAAGTGACGCAATGATAAAGGCAATAAACGCTCACCCTTTTAAATAATCTAACCGCCCCCTACGGGGGGCAACTAAGGAGAATAATATGAAAATCAAAGTTGAATGCACACTTGAGGTTGATCCAAAAGTAATTAAGCAATTAATGCAGGAAGGTGGTCTGGCTGACGGTGAAGAGACTATCCAGTATTTTGTTAGGTCTCACGTTATATCTGCTGGCGTAGGGGTTTTAGATGAGGCACTTTACCATGCGCATCTTCCAGATGCTGTTGATGTAATCAAAACAAATATATAAGGGGAATAATATGAGAATTAATGAATGTTGTTTAAAGGATATCAAAGCCCGCGAGAACAAGCGCGAGGAGATTGCAGAAGCCAGAGTCTTCTTCGTGGCATCTATGGCCCTTTTAATTTTGTTAAGTATTGTCGGCAATATGGAATACAGCGACTGCGTTAATCTGGGGGTGTGCTAATGAGTAGTTCAGAGATTGGCTTTAAAATCTGGCTTGAAGACAACCTGCCAAGAATCGTGAAAGATTACCGCCATTTTGAAGGCAACGTAATTGTGCTGTCAGACGAGCATAAAGATGAACTTTGCTACAACTTTTTGCTCAATTTCCATTCTTGGTGGGATGATGTATTACCACCTGCCACAGCTTGCCGCTTTGGTTTTCTTGATGAGCTGTACAACAGGTCACTTGGCCAAAACCTTTCGGAAATAATTCGTAATGACATTTACTTGTATCTAGAGCTTCATTTAAACGATGTTGTTGCCGAAGTTTACAACGAGGTTTTTAACATCAAGCCAGAGCCGTTCGCTGGCTATGAGAGGGGGCAGTAATGGATTCTTTCCAAGACCTTAACCGCTTAGACAGATTACTCATGGGGAGCCACTGATGGACGTTAAAACGCTAATCAATGAGGCTAACAAGTATGCAGACAAAGCTATCAGGCAATCTTACATTGAAGCTAAGGCCAGCAGGTTCAGAGAGTGGATAACCGAGCCAGTGGTAGTTTATAGATTACATTTTGCAGTAATGACCGCTTTTTTAGCTGCTTTTGTTATTTATCAGGTTATAATTTACTAGCCGAGGGTTTCATAATCCCTTCCGATCAGTGTGATCTACTGTGGCAAGACAGATTAGGCCAAGGTCTCCTTAACCTTTTGACCCAGAATAGCCCACTGGGGAGCTGAAACGGGCTACTATTTTCTAGGCGCGTTCCATGTCGTTGCGAGCCTAACCCTCAACCCCTCAGACCGATTTGTACTTGGCTGGGGGGTTTTTTTATACATTAAAATGTATATTGCAGTCTGTATTTAGGTAGTTTTAGTGATTATTGCACACCGAGACTGTACATATCATTAATGGTATAAACTAAATAATAAACCGTCATTTCCGATCATATCTGGTTATCTATACAATGCCGCCCTAACTTACCAAAAAGGGGGCAAACAGTGATAATCTACATGATAGTTTTTGTAATTCTTTCGCTTGGCGCAGTCGCTGCCGACGACCTTAGCTAGTTTACATTATAGTAAAAACCATGCACAATGCCGCTAGTTCACTGACATTAGGGGTGTCACATGGATCAATTAAACCTTACTAAATCACTTGAAGACTGCTTCGACTGGGAATTAAACGACGAGATAATCCGCTTTGATGCGATTATTGAATCGTTAATGACTACAGATGTCCAAAGGCATAAGATCAGGGAAGAGCTTATCGACTGGCAGGATGGTGTTGCTAACATGGTAGATGAGCTATCAGCTATTGAACCCTATGAGGGCTACAGAGAGTTTGCGGCAATGGCAGAAGAGATATTTGGAACGGAGCAATAATGGAATCTATTGAATGGAAGCAAACAGGGGAGCTAATCCCTTATTCTAACAACTCAAGAACGCACAGCGAAAAGCAGGTGCAACAAGTCGCTGCAAGCATTAAAGAGTTTGGCTTCACTAATCCAATACTGATAGACGAGGATAACGGCATCATAGCAGGGCATGGGCGGCTTCAAGCTGCTCAGTTGCTGGGTATGGACACTGTCCCCACAATTGCCTTAGAGGGCTTTACAGAGGCCCAGAGAAAGGCATACGTTATAGCTGATAATAAATTAGCATTAAATGCTGACTGGGATTATGAGTTATTAAAAATAGAAGTAGAAAATATAGCGCAAGATATAGATTTATCGTTATTGGGGTTTGATGATCAGGAATTAGCAAACATCATTGATGGATTATCTGAAGATTCTGGCGATTTAAAAGAAGAATCATATTCTGAGGTATTTAACATTATTGTTAGCTGTGAAAACGAAGGTCATCAGGAAAGGGTCTATAATGAATTATTAGAAAAGGGGTATTCATGCCAAGTTCAAAGTTTGTAATAGAAAGCAAGATACCATCGTCTTTTAGGGTGGAAAAAGTAAAAGGGCAATTTGATTATGACGCATCTGTTGTTCGTAAAGAATTTGATGTGGATATACCTATTGAAGATATAGATTGGAATATTGGGTTAATTGTAGGAGCATCAGGCTCTGGCAAAACAACTATTGCAAAAAATGTATTTAAAGACTTTGAATTATTTGATGGTTTTGAATGGTCAGATAAAACAGTGATAGATGATTTTGATGAAAAGTTATCTGCAAAAGACATAACTGAAGCATTAAGCAAGGTTGGGTTTTCTAGTCCTCCAGATTGGTTAAAGCCTTTTAGTGTATTATCTAATGGTCAAAAAATGAGGGCAGAATTAGCTAGAGTGATTTTGGAAAGCGATAAACCTATTATATATGATGAATTTACCTCTGTTGTAGACAGGCAAGTTGCACAGATTGGCAGTGCCGCCATTCAAAAGTTTATTAGGCGTGAAAACAAGCAGTTCATAGCTGTATCATGTCATTACGATATAGAAGAATGGCTAGAACCTGATTGGATATATGATGCTAATGAAAAGCAATTTTATCGGAGGTCACTTAGGCGACCAGAAATCAAAATTGATATCAGAAAGGCGGAGCAAAACGAATGGAGCTTATTTAAAGAGTTTCATTATTTAAGCTCAACTCACAATAATGCCGCCCATAAATATATAGCTGAAATTAATGGTGAGCCTATTGCTTGGTGTAGTTTGCTACATTTTCCTCACTCGAAGTTAAAAAATTGTAAAAGAATACATAGAATAGTAGTAAAACCAGATTATCAAGGCATTGGCGTAGGAGGTAGGTTTATGTCTGAATTAAGTAAAGATTATAAAAAATTAGGCACTCGTATAAGATTAGTTACATCTGCGCCATCTTTTATTTACGGGCTAAGTTCATCAACAAATTGGATTATGACAAGAAAGCCTAGTAGAGTACAACCTGCTGGTAAAACAAGCGGCTTTAGCAAAGACAGCAAAGCAACCAGCTCGGCAAGATTGACTGCATCTTTTGAATTTGTAGGCTAATTATGAAGATAGGTAATCAAGGCGATGGCGGTGGCAGGCCAATAATAGAGTTTACTGAGGATCAAATAACCCAGCTAGAAGCGTTGTCCGCTGTGCTTACTAAAGGGCAAGTAGCTGATTACTTTGAAATCTCAGAGACAACTTTACGGGCCATAGAACAAAGACAGCCCGAAGTTTCTGACGCTTATAAAAAGGGCAGGGTGAAGCAATTTGCCAGCATGGGATCAAATCTCATTCAATTAGCAAAAAAGGGCAATGTTGCTGCTAATATCTTTTACCTTAAAACGCAGGCTGGCTGGAAAGAGCAAGAAGCTGAAATACAAGATATTCCACCTATCAATATTATTTTAGACAGCAATGCAGTTAACCAAACCTCAGACTGAGATATTCTTATCTGAGGCCCGATTTGTTTCTGTTGTAGCAGGAAGGCGCTTTGGCAAGACCTTTCTATCTACAGGTGCGCTGCTAAACGCAGCAGTATCAGGCAGGAATAAGAACGTATGGTATGTAGCGCCTACCTACGGGTCTGCTAAGGAGATTGCATGGCAAATGCTTATTCACTCAATCCCTCAAGAATATATATCCAAAACTAACGAAAGCTCCCTAACACTTAGGCTGATCAATGGCTCTGTTATCAGCCTCAAAGGAGCCGAAAAGCCAAACAACCTGCGCGGACGAGCTTTAGACTTTGTTGTCCTTGATGAGTTTGCAGATATGCGCCCAGAGGCTTGGTATGAGGTAATTCGCCCTAGCTTATCTGATCGCCAAGGGGGTGCTATGTTTATCGGTACGCCTAAAGGTAGAAACCACTTCTATGATCTATGGGCGCAGGGGCATAACTCTGATGACTGGGAGTCGTTCCAATATACAACACTTGAGGGTGGCAACGTACCGCAGGCAGAGATCGAAGCAGCCAGACATGACCTAGACGAGCGAACATTCAAGCAGGAGTATGAAGCAGCCTTTGTGACCTACGCTGGCCTGATCTATTACGGGTTTAGCCGCGAAGAGTCTGTATTGGCGATTGATGACGATAGTGGTACACTCCACATTGGGATGGACTTCAACTTAGACCCCATGTCTGCCGTTATCTGTATTCGTAAAGGCGGGACGCTGTATGCAGTTGACGAGATCGTCATGTTCGGATCAAACACTGATGAGATGGTTTCGGAGATACATAATCGCTATCCGAACCGGAACATTATTATCTATCCAGACCCAGCATCAAGACAGCGGAAAACATCTGCTGGTGGTCGCACTGATTTGTCGATCTTACAAAACGCAGGATTTAGCGTTAAGGCTAAGAACTCACACGCAGCGGTTCGGGATAGGATCAATGCGGTGAATAGTCGTTTACTGTCTGGCGATGGTGAGCGGCATTTGTATATCAGCCCAAAATGCAAGCAGACTATTAAGAGCTTGGAGAGGCAGACTTACAAGGAAGGAACAAGCGTACCAAACAAAGGCGACGGCTTCGACCATATGAATGATGCCCTCGGCTACTTGGTAGAATATTTGTTTCCTGTTCGCACAGATTATGCAGCACCACAACCTACAAGGTGGACTTGATGGCAAGACAACTTACAGACACGCACCCAGAATATAAAAACAATGAGACTCGATGGGAGTTCTACCTGCGCTCCTATATGGGTGGAGAGGACTATATTAACGGGGCTTACCTTACCCGTTATATATCAGAAGATAAGGACGAATATAACCGCAGGCTAGACCTGACCCCGATGGATAATCACTGCTCTAATATTGTCCATATCTACTCCAGCTTTTTGTGGCGAGTTCCACCGACCAGAGCCTACAACAGCTTGCAAAACAACCCAACATTAGATGCTTTTATTAAAGATTGTGATCTTGATGGCCGCAGCTTCAATGCGTTTATGCGAGAGGCGCAGGTTTGGTCTAGCGTCTATGGTGGCGTATGGCTAATGGTTGACAAGCCAAAGTCTACAGCGGGAACTAGAGCGGAAGAGCTAGAGCAGGATATTCGCCCTTACGTTAATATGTTTACGCCAGAAAATGTCTTTGACTGGAAGTATGAGCGCAGCGCAAGTGGCCGTCATAAACTAACCTACCTAAAGATCAGAGAGTCCGTAGATCGCGTAGATGAGACGCTAACCGAAAGCTACTTCAGGGTATGGACGGAAGATACTGTTCAGCTGTTTAAGTCGTCTAACGATTCAGAGAAGCTGC